AGATTGTTCTACAAAAATTCTCATCAAGACAATCATATACAACCGTAAAAGGTCATTATATACCCATTGTACTTGATTCTATAGATGATAACACTCCGATGGACTCAGTTGATGGTCGTAGATTCTACATCCAAAATTATAAGTTCACAATGTTAGGGTTCCTTATTGATAGTGAGGAGTTTGAGGTTAAACCCGCAGTGAGTAGAATGTTCCTTATGAATGAATTCATCCAATCAAAAGGGTATCAGAAGAAATACATTAACAAAACAATTGATATAACCGTTGCAACATTTACCGCCGATGGTATGCAGACTGCATTTAGTGTTGGTGAAAGTATTGGTATGTTGTTTAATGTTACAATTAATGGTCTTCTTCAGGAAAGAGATGTGGACTATTTCCACATTCCAGGAACATCTAAAATTACTTTCGTAAATCCTCCACTAGAAGGGTCAAGTGTGACTGTTACATATTATAAGGGTAGAAATAGTGTATTCATTGATTCGTACGGTAAACCAATTCAAGTTACCACCGAATATTTTACTTACAATGGAACAACCGTATCGTTTACAGTACAAAATACTATTGATAGTGTTGTGACTTTAGATATCAATGGTCTTGTTGAAGATGAGGGTGTTGGTTTTGAAATTACAGAATCGAACGAAATTACATTACAGGGAACACCAGTATTAGGGTCAATAATTGGTATTACTTATTTGTATTAATCGTCACCATAGATATCTTTCTTTTTCGGTTTACAATAATCCTCAATCCATTTTTCTAACACTTTATAGATTTTAAGACCATTCTTATCACAATAAGTTTTTAACATTTCGTGGTGTTTATCACCGATTTTAACGTTTTTCTGAGTGTTTTCCATAGTATAAGATATTAAAAGATATATTAAGATAAATAACTATCTTTTTAAAAAAAGTACGGAAATCTTTGCTAAAAACAAAGATATTTATAGAATAAGTAATAAAAATATTAACCAAACATTAATCGATGGCAAATTCAAACAGAGTATTTGTTTCTCCAGGTGTCTACACATCAGAGAAAGATCTAACATTCGTAGCTCAAAGCGTCGGGGTAACAACTCTTGGTTTAGTTGGTGAAACCTTAAAGGGTCCAGCCTTCGAACCAGTTCTAATAAGTAGTTTCGACGAATTCAAAACATATTTTGGACCAACTTCACCTTCAAAAGACGGTGTTGGTAACCCGAAATATGAATTACCGTATGTAGCTAAGTCGTACTTGCAAGAGTCAAACCAATTATTCGTAACAAGAGTATTGGGTCTTACAGGATACAAACCTTTCAAAACATTCGGTATTAAGACATTAGGTGGTATCACAGTAAATAAGAGTCAAACTCCTACTTCTACTGGGTTCACATTAACTCCAACCGTAACAGGTATTACAGGAAGTACAGTTTATACTGAACTTTCCGATAAAACATCTGTTGACGGTACATCAATAACAAAATACATCACGGATAATTTTTCTGGATACGGTACAGGACAAACAAACCAATGGTTTGTTATCGGTCTTGTTCCAAGTTCAAGTGTTTCTGGATTAAGTGGTGTTGAGGTTTCCTCACCGTTAAATGGTACAAATAGAGCTAGTTCATATAATAATAAAGAATGGTTCAACGTATTTTATAATGCGGGAGCAACTATAAACAGTGTTTATTCATATCTTTTTGTTTGGAATGGTACAGCTTTTACTGGAACTAAATTTATATGGACAGCAACTTTAAATACTGACTATCATAATATAGTAGTTGCCGCTTTAAGGTCAAGAGGTAAATACGTTGGTCAAACATTAACACACGAAGTAACAGCAAACACTGGTGTTACAATTTCAAGTGTTGGTACCTTGGCTAAAAATGTATTCTCAGAATTTACAATAACAACCGCAGGATTAAATAGTGGAACTAAATCATTCACTTGTTCATTAGACACAACATCTTCAAAATACATTACAAAAGTATTAGGAAGTGATGTGTTTGATAAATCAACTGAAGATTATGCGGTTTATGTTCACGAGGTATATCCAAAATTATTAAAACACGCTTACGAGAAAGGTTTAGTAAGAGGTGTTAGTTCAACAATCGATTATAATCTTGACGGAACGAATTTCTTACATCAATGGGACACCACAATTTCTCCAATGGTTGTATCTGAGGTTCGTGGTGGTAAAGTTACGGATTTATTCCAAGTTCAGACAATTTCTGACGGTGAAGCCGCTAACTTCCAAGTTAAAATAATGATTCAAAACATTAACATTGATTCTGGTGAGTTTGATTTAATCGTAAGAGATTTTAACGATACTGATGACAATATGGTAGTAATTGAAAAATTCACAAGATGTTCAATGAATCCAGATTTACCAGGTTACGTCGCAAGAAAAATAGGTACTTCTGATGGTGAGTTTGAATTACGTTCAAAATACATTATGTTAGTTATGGACGCAAATCACCCAGCAGATGCTTTCCCCGCAGGTTTCAAAGGTTTCTTAACAGACAACGCGTTCTCAGGGTCAACTTTGGGAAGTACAATTTATAAAACTGATTATCTTGCAGCTGGAGACGTAATTTATTACGAATCAGATGGTACGCCAGTATTGTCTAACGGAGATAAAGTAAGAAAAGTATCTTTAGGTCTTTCTTCTCAAGTTGGTTTCGATAAAGATTTGTTTAAATTCAAAGGGGCGGACGCAAGTGGTGAGTCTTTTGGATTTCACTTATCTTCAAACGCAGCCGCGATAACTGGAACATCATTTAAATGTACTCCATATGATTTAGAAGGTACAGATAAAGGATTGTTAGAAACTAGTGCATATCGTAAATTTACATTCGCGGTATATGGTGGTAGAGATGGTTGGGATATCTATAGAGATGTTAGAACTAATGGAGATGCTTACATTTTTGGTAAAAGTACATATGTAAGTGGTTATACTACTAATAGTGGTGTATTCAGTAATACAGTAGGAAACTCTGATTATTACGCTTACTTAGATGGTATTAATACCTTCTCAAACCCTGAAGCTGTGGATATTAACGTATTTGCAACTCCAGGTATTAACTTCTCAGATCACAGTTCTTTAACTACCCAAGCAATTGATATGGTTGAAAACGAAAGAGCGGATTCTCTATATATTATTGGAGCTCCGAACAACCCAACAACAGAAGGTGTTATTGGTGATCTTGATACAGTTTCTTTAGATACAAACTACTCAGCAACATATTGGCCTTGGATTCAAGTAAGAGATACAGATAACGCAACTCAATTATACATCCCGCCAACAGGTGAGGTTGTTAAGAACATTGCTTTAACTGATAATGTGTCTTACCCTTGGTTCGCAGTCGCTGGTTATTCAAGAGGTTTAGTAAATGCAATCAAAGCATCTAAGAAATTAACTTTAGATGAGAGAGATGACCTATATGCTAACAGAATTAACCCAATTGCGACATTCTCTGATACTGGTACTATAATTTGGGGTAACAAAACTCTTCAAGTTAGAGAATCAGCTTTAGATAGAATCAACGTAAGAAGATTACTATTAAGAGCAAGAAAATTAATATCTGCCGTGGCGGTTAGATTATTGTTCGAGCAAAACGATGAACAAGTTAGAAACGAATTCTTAAGATTGGTTAACCCAATTCTTGAGTCAATTAAAAAGGAAAGAGGTTTATATGAATTCCGTGTAACGGTTTCAAATGACCCAGAGGATATCGATGCTAACACATTGAGAGGTAAGATTTACGTTAAACCTACTCGTTCTCTTGAATTTATTGATTTAGAATTCATAATTACCCCAACAGGGGCTTCATTTGAGAATATCTAATCTAAAAGGAGATATAAAACAGAAAGGGGTTCCATTTACGGGACCCCTTTTCTATTAAAAATGTATATGTTCCACAAGGAACCATTTTTTATAATAATTATACTTTTTTGCTTATATTAGTTCTGTGGAAGTGTATATTCTAGTATTTATTAATAATATTTTAATTATTTTATTAATTAAGTAATTTATTCTAGAGCTTTTTATAGTGGTATTGTAAAAAACTACGAAAAATAATTGACATAATCAAGCCCAAGACAATAATAAACCAAAAAAAGATTATTTTCCATTTGGCTTATATTTATATGAAAGATAAACTAAAAACTTAACAAATACAAAATGGCAGATTTACTAATGAAAATGCCGGTTCCTTACGAACCGAAAAGAGTTAACCGATTCATTGTTAGATTCCCTTCATCATTGGGTATCAACGAATGGTATGTTACTTCAGCTAAAAGACCAAGTGCTAAAATTAACTCAGTTGAGATTCCTTTCTTAAACACTTCAACTTACGTTGCAGGTAGATTTACTTGGGAAGCTCTTCAAGTTACATTTAAAGACCCAATCGGTCCTTCAGCATCACAAGCTTTAATGGAATGGTTCCGTTTACACGCAGAATCAGTAACAGGTAGAATGGGATATGCTGCTGGATATAAAAAAGACATTGAATTGGAAATGTTAGACCCAACAGGAGTTGTGGTTGAAAAATGGATTCTTCAAGGTACATTCATCACCGACTTAAACTTTGGTGATTTGGATTACAACAACGATGCAATCGCAACTATCCAATGTACATTGAGAATGGATAGATGTATTCAAGTATACTAATACCATTTTCTACATAATATTATTAAACCAACAACCGAATTAGTAAATCTGTCTAATGGGTTGTTGGTTTTTTATTTTAAATCTTTACTTTCACATAGTTATTAAGTAAATTAACACTATGGAACAATTTGCAATAGACCCAACAATCGCATATGATGTAGTTGAACTTCCTTCTAAAGGTATTCATTACACAAACAAGAAAAAATCGGTTCGAGTGGCTTACTTAACTGCTGCCGATGAGAATATTTTATCCGCTCAAAACTTACTTAAAACCAATTCGGTTATTGATGAGTTACTGAAAAGAAAAATATTAGATAAAGACCTACCAATAGACGAACTGTCAGATGAAGATAGAAGTGCAATTCTTATATTTTTAAGAAACACATCTTTTGGTCCAGAATACACATTTTATTTACGAGATCCAAAAAATGATGAAGAATTCACCGCAGTTGTGGATTTAAGTGAAATAACATTTAAAGACTTCACATTGACTCCAGATGAAATGGGAGAATTTAAATTCCATTTCCCAAAATCAAATATTGATATTACTTTTAAATTTTTAACTAAAAAACAACTTAAAGAAATTGAAAAAATTGAAGAGAGTTGGAATGGTATTGGTGTTGCACCGATTGTTACCAAACAGTTAGAGATGATGATTAAATCTATTGCAGGTAATAGAGACCTGATGAATATCCACAATTTTGTTGAACAGATGCCAATCAAAGATTCCCAGGAGTTCAGAAAATTCGTAAAAGAACATAAACCAAATTTAGATTTAGTAAAATCAGTAACCGCCCCGTCAGGAGAACTTGTCAATGTAGAAATTGGCTTTGGGGTGGAGTTTTTTCGCCCTTTCTACGGAGTATAAGAAGGGACAATTAGACGAGATTTTATTCTTGGTTAAAAGAGGGTTCTCCTATGGAGATGTTATGTCTATGCCAATATACATAAGGAGGTACTATATCAATTATTTAATTGAATTAGAAAACACAACTTAGTCTATTTATATGTATGGCAAATATTGATTGGGAAAAGGCCGGTAAAGAAGCGAGTAGGTTGAAATACAACTCAACTCAAGCCGACGCATATGCACTTGGATTAGATAAAAACATATCCGATAAAGATAAGCAAACATTTTTACGTGGTTATATTGGTGCTGGTAAAGGGTCGTCAGATTCAAACAGTAATTCAAATTCTTCAAATAGTGCTGTAGGTAACTTAGCAAATGGTATTGGTGGAATACAAGACTTCAGTAGTAAATTAACTATGGGTCCTAGTACTGATATTACTGATTTAAAAACTTTCTTAGGTGCGGGAGTAGAAACACTAGAAAAGTTCTTTGG